GTCGCCTTGTGGCTAAAAAAACGCCCTCCTTTAGAGCTGTTACATGACTTGCACAATGATTGTAAGTTATCCATAGCCCACATATCACCACCCTTTACACGTGGATAGATGTGATCTACTGTATTGGCTACTGCACCACACACAGCACACAGCCACCCATCACGATCTAATACTGTAATGCGTAGCTTCTTCCATTTACCGGTATGTAATGCTCGTTCGCTCAATGCCAACCCTTACGCTTAAAGTGATCTAATGCTTTACACATAGAACCATAGCGCACTAAGTTATACTTAATGCCCCATTCCACTTGACGATACCCGTCTACTTTAGATAAGTACTTACTTCTACCTTGTGGAATACCATAATGACTACCATTCTTAGCTTTAGGATTCCATCTACTCTCTTTATGATATAACTCATCTAAGCAGTAAAACTCTGTAAAGTTATGGTTTAACTGTATAAATGCATATTGTTTGTAATGCATAGGTTTATTAATAACTTGAGATTCAGCTCTTTCAAGGCCACTCATTTGTGCTACAAATAGAGCGGTGCCAACTAGCGTGCACCTTGCGAGCCATCCCCTACGGGGCTCGCCTTTTCGCCTTGAGGGCGAATGCGATCTAGAGCGTATCATATGGTGTCAAATCAATTAACATAACTGCAGGTCAGACGGCATGTCACGATACGTAGATCATCACCTTCTTGCCATGTTTGATCGTAGCCAATCTCATTCATTTCTTTGTGCCAATGCCTCAGCCATACCATTACTACCTGGAAATAGGTCATCTAATTGATCTCCTTCTTGATAATTTAATAAATCTAATATCCATAAATTAAATACTAATGGTTTTGCCCCTACCAATCCTTTACGCATAGCAATTGAACTAGACATCCAATCCCTGACCATTGGCTTACGTTTGTTATCCTTACGACCACCAAACAGTAAAACAGCTTCCCATGCATATTGCACAGTAGTTGGCCTAATTTGATGAAATGTTTTAGCCCAAGCACAAACACGTATACCATCATGTTTAATCATCCAGGGTAAGTCTGCAGGATTACAACTTAAAGCCCAGCCATCAGGATATTCAGCCATTAAACCATCAATAAGATCCCAATGTGCTTGCTTATTATCCCAGATTTCGGCCTGATCGTGCAATTTGCCGTAATGTTTTTTACCTTGCTTAAAGTATGGTGGATCAGCATAAGCAAACTTCATGGCTTATTACCCCACCCTTTACCCTTAAACACTAACCCTGGTGCTGAGTACAATCTAGTCATTAAAGTATGACATTTAGGACAATCCATAGTAGGCACATCCTCAGTAAATGATCTAAAGGTTGAGCCAAAGGTGCCGCACTCATTACAGCTAAACTCATACGTTGGCATCTGATACCCCTAACAGCAAACAGGTGTGACACGGCAGGTTTTCAAACTGCCATGCCCCACAGCTATTACATCTACTTACCTTACTATCTTTAGGCGTATCTTTTTGCTCACTTATATTTTTAACGCCTACACAGCCACAATCCATGCACTGGTATAACTTAAAGCCATCTGGCATTTCTGTTTGATCTAGCCATAAGAACTCAGTATCACGTTTGCAGCCATTACATTTAAACTTAGTCACGATTAATCAGCTCATGGCATCTAAAGCATGTGCCATCTCTAAAGACACGATCATCTTCACAGACTTCGCACTTAATTACTGTTGGCTCTAGGTGTACGCCATTATCATCCATGACAACTTGTACACCCTTACCATTAATAAACGCTATGTAGCCCATAGTTACTCCTTATCTTTCGGGAAATACCACGCACCTGTTGCAGTTTGCTTAGCCCAGATAGCATGTTCTTTAATGTTGTCTAAACAGATATAACCATAAAACGGCTTTTTAGTTGTCTTGCTTAAACCCTTCTTTAATGCCATACCTTTAGCGCAGCCGCACTCTGGCGGTGGATTAGGTGCTTCTGGCATAGCTGTAGTCCAATCACTATCGCCCCACTGCACTGGATCTTCTAACTTGTTTTCTACAGTAAAGGATTCTGACTTAGCGTTTACTGAGGCCATTTCCTCTCGGCTTGGTCGCTTACCTTTAGCTGAGAAACCTGCGTTTGCAAGCGCTCTACCAATCGCACTTGTTTCCGCATTAGGTAAAGCGAAATTTGCGTTAACGCCTCTATCACTAATATTCTCCAACGCAAGCCCCGTAGCACACGCTTTGAGATCTGCTTCTGTTTTGTAGAGTTTACATACCACAATGAATCTAGTGTCTGTGGCCTCGATAAGCTCTGTTTCCAATCTTCCATCTGGATAATCCTTCCACCATTTATGTAAACGCTCATCTACTGTTTCGTAATTGCTTAGGTCAAATGCCATTATTCCTGCCAATCTAATGCATCATCTTGCATTGCTTCGTGACAAGTTTTGGATATTGCGATATAGGCCAAAGCATCTTTATAGTTATCGTCATACTCTGGACTTTCGACACTTCGACTAATTTTGACGAGTGCCATACACATTGCGACCTGATTTGCAGTAATTGGAAAACATAGATAAGCACTCCATAGTTCTGCAACTCGACTATTTTGCAGGTGCGGATGGCCGTATAATGATCCTCTTTGATGTATGAGTGCTGTTGCATCTGCAAATAGTTTCTCAGTGTTTGTCATAATCAAATACTGCCCTAGATCTTAGTTTCTCGATCTTCTGATTATGCTCAATAGATGCTTTCCAACCAGCTGATCTGCCAACCCAGTAGCCACGTTCAAACGCTCTACTTTGTATTTTCCAATACGCCAGTACCAATATTGCTAGACCTAACATGATCCAAAAAAATATCAGACCATCCTGTCTAGCTTCTAGCCATATGTTATTCATTTGTAGCCCTACCTTCTATGCACACGCTTTGTGGCATGTCAATAGTGTGACACTTGTGTATGACTTTGTGGATGATTTAGAGGCTATTTTTGATAACGATTTGATAACGTTATTTGTAGAGTTTGCCCTCGAATATGAAGCTGCCATCTGCATTGATAGGGATGGTTATAACCTGAACCTTACGCTCATGCACGTAGGCCACAGCAAAGCCTTGTTGCCAGTTAGCATAGCCCCTTGTATACGCCATGCCTGAACTGCTTAAATCTACTAAATTGCCAACCTCAACACCCCATACAGTACGCCCTAATTGGCCTCTAGATGCCTCTGTAAAGGCCGATTGCCCTAGTCTATGAGTGTGCCCACAGACAACGCTCTTACCTAGCCTTCTAGCCCCATTTAAGGCTGTTTGCCCAGGTACTTGGCTAAGAGGGAAAGCATCTCCATGAACGGCTGTCCAGCCTGTTGCCCAGTCAAGCCCGTAAGGGTGGAATTTGATCTGGAGTTTGTCATATCCCATAAAACGCTCATACTGCATTTCGGGTAGGTTGAGGAAAGATGGTAGTCGCTTTTTGATTGATCGATAAAGTCTGATTCCATGATTACTTCCTAGTACATCTGTTACGCCTAAGTATGTTAGGACTTCCTGTGTCTGTTTTCTATCATCATTTATATTACCAACCATCTCATCTATTGTACCTGCGTTAAAACCACCTAGCTGTGGTAGATCAATCTCATCACCAATGCAGATAGTCTGGTGTGGATTCCATTTAGCCAGGAAACGGCCTACCGACTTAACACTTGCTTCATTAAAAAAGGGAACTTGCAGATCTGACACGAACGCAATTTTGCGCAATTAGTCCTCGTCTTCGTAGGGGTCATGGTCTGGATTAACTGGATCAAAGTCTGGACTGGTTGGTGCTATCCAGTCTGGAAATACGTTTTTATCGCACATCCCCAAAGCTTGATCTACTGGAAAACCTGCACGTCTTAGACTTAAATAAAACTCACGCAACGATATGGCATAGGTATCTAATTTAGTATTAATCTGCTCATGGGTGTATTTACCCTTGCGCTTATTAACCTTCTTACGCTTGCGTGCGGTAGCCATATTGCTATTGTCGCTTACTTATGATAATGAATAGATCATCGACACGCTGTTCTAATCTAGTTAATTGATCCTTCATGCTAGAGCCACCATTAGGTCGCAGCTCGTTTAACCAACCTTTAACTAGGAAACGTAATCCTATTAGCCCGCCTGATAGCACGGCCATAACGCCAGCGCCAAAGCCAGCCCATTCCGTTGGACTCATTTTTCATCTGCACCGATGCCATAAGCTGTATCGGATTTGTCTAAAGCCCTAGCTGCTGGACCAGCTAATGCTGCAACTACTACAGACAGTGCTGGATCTAAACCTAATTCATTACTTGCTAAAAATGTTAAGAAAGATACTAATACCCCACGTGCATAGGACTTTAGTATTGCTTTTTGTTTATCTGATATCTTCATATTTTTCCCCCTAGTAGTGGTATATCGAACGGCTTGCCGTCTTTGTCGCCTAACTTTGTAAAGCTAATATGTATGTGCTTATAGTGCTTGTTAAAACCATTGTATTTACGCCACTTATAATTAAGAATCCTGCTTGCTATCTTGCCATTATGAATTACGTAAGATATGCGTTTATCGGTTTTAGCACAGATCCTGATTTGGTCAGCCAGATATATCGAGAGCTGTTCTGATGAATCCAAACGAGAATCAACATCAATGGCTCTGACAATTCCCTGTGCGCCCCTGTCTGGATTATGATCCGATTTGCTGGCACTATGACGAGCATCACCAATCCACCCATCACTGGCAGTGCGCCTATCTGGATACCAGGTATCAATTTGTTCTCTTAACTTGACACCAGCTGCACATAAAAAAGGCTTCATTAACTTAAAAGTAATTTTGCTTCGTCAGCTGTAATGCCTAAGCGATCTAACAACTCAGCCTTAGCCTCAGCTCTAACTGCCGCCTCTGCCTCTGCTGCCTTACGCTGATCCTCAGCCGCTACTCTTGCAGTTTCTAGATCTGCAATCTCAGCCTCAGTTAATGGAATCACCTCAGTAATTCCTGTACTGCAATCTACAATTACTTTAGTAGGTGTATCTGACATTTCTTCTCCTTTGTTAAGCGTTGGATATTCCGTATAGATAAAATGATGAGCCTGAAACAAAATTACCATTAATAATTTCAATACTTGTTATGGCTGCATTGTCTTGCCATAAGTTTGCGACTGTTCCTATCTGTGCTGAAGTTGCGTTATTTTCAGATGCACCAAAGGCGCTTGCAACCTTACTTGCACTTACAGCATAATTCGCTACATACAATTCAATACTTCCAAAAGTATTAGAAGTAGCACTTGAACCAGCCTGACTATAAGCCCTACCCTGACTTGCTGGACCAAATCTTAAACTTGATGCAGATGAACCATCTCCAAGTAATGCTGTAAAAGAATAACCTGAAAAACTTCCATTAAATCTTAACCCAATACTATCAAAAGTGGTTGAATCTTTTCTAATACTCATCCTTAACACCAAATCCGTATAGGTAGCAGGTATTGATGAGAAGGTAACACTGGCTGCTGTTGTTGTTAAAACATTTGAACTGATTAAAGTATATGTGGCTGGCATAATTACGCTTTCAGTATTCCGTAGAGGGTGGCGGTAGTGCCTGTAGCAAAATTATTACCACTAAAATTAGATAAAGTTATTGTGCTAATTACAGAAGTTGAGCGGTAAAGACCTACGCCTCTAATAACATTACCCGAACCATTTTCATCTTCTGAAGAAGTGAACAAAAGTGTTTTAAATGTTGAACCAGTATAAGCAAATAAATCTATTGTATAAAATGCAAATTGAGCAGATGCCCCGTGAAAATTATATCCTAGAATTATGTTTCCAACTGAAGTGCTATTACTACTATTTGCGGCTGAACCAGTACCAGTTATAGTTTTTCTTGAATAATTATTGCCTGTGTCTGAATTAAGTCTTAAAATAGGATTATCTGATGAAACATTTTTTAACACAACGCTTAATCTTAAATCAGTATAAGCAGAACTGATTGAGCCAAAACTTATGCTACTAGCAGCACTACCCAAAGTAGTTGTTGCAATTTTCTCATATGTGGCTGGCATTATGCACCTTTAATTCCGTAGAGGGCGAATTCTGCTGATTGAAAACCAATATCATAAGGATATAATGTAATAGAAGTAATGGCGTTAGTGTTTAACCATAATCCACTTGATAAGGCAACAACGCGATTAGTGGCTGTTCCAGCACCATTTGCATCTGATGCTGAAAAATGTCTAGTAGTTTTATTTTTTGTAGTTGAAGCATAATCTGAAATATCAATAATGCCTACTGATCTCATATCTGAAAAAGATCCACCATTAGACATATAAGAACCATATACGCGAATACCATTAGCGGATGTCACTCCACCGGCAGAAGCAGAAGAACCATTGCCAATCAAATAATGATTTGCATAATTTGTTCCACTATCTGAATTTAATCTGTAGTAAATATATGCTGTTGTTGAATTGTAATCTATAGTTGATTGATCTTTAAATGTAAAACGGATTTGCAAATCTTTATAGGTAGATGGAATAGAATTAAAAGTAATTGAAGACGAACCGGTAGTAGGGTTTAATGTTTGAATGGATTCGTATGAACTGGTAGAGGCTGCAACACCACTAGACAAAGTACCTAATAATGAATTAAGCAATGCCGCCCACCACATACCATGTGTTTGCAGCAGTTTTAATACAAACGGCTGTTTTGTATTGGGCTAATACTGGTGATGCTGGAACTGCGCCAGCACTTAATACTGTTGTAGTGCC